TGTCGGCGACTCCAGAAGAGGTCATCCTAGGACTCGAGGAAGGAGCCCTGTCTAGCTGGTCTGAAGAGACAGAGAATCGCTTCAGCCTGTGGGGCAGTGACCCATGGCTTTGCGACGTGGCAGAGCAGCACAGCTTCGGCGCGCTGCAGCAGCTCGTTCGGCAAGAGGCTCTCGTGGCCGGCGACGTGCTGATCGTCGTCAAGCAGTTTCAGGCCACACGTCTGCCGCGTATCCAGATCATCAACGGCGCGAAGGTTCAGACGCCGCTCGGGCGTTACGAGCTGCCAAACGGCAACCGTATCGTCTGGGGTGTGGAGCTCGATTCGCAGAATCGCCAGGTTGCATACCACGTGGTGCAGCCTGACGGAACGTCACAGCGCATCGCTTCATATGGCACGAAGACGGGGCGCCGCTCGGCATGGCTCGTATACGGCACGGATAAGCGACTCGACGACGTTCGAGGGCGGCCCATCTTGTCGCTCGTTCTGCAGTCGATCAAAGAGATCGACCGCTACCGCGACTCGACGCAGCGTAAGGCAGTCGTCAACTCGATGCTTGCGATGTTCGTCAAGAAGACGGTCGACAAGCCAGGCAGTAAGCCGATGGGGCAGGCTGCCGTTCGCAAGGGGACCGAGACGTCGAGCAACTCACTCGACGATAGGCCACGCCGATTCAACGTCGCGGAGGGCATCCCAGGCGTCGTTATCGACGAGCTGCAGCAGGGCGAGGAGCCGCATGGATTCGCGTCTACCGGAACTGACGAGCGATTCGGAGGCTTCGAAGAAGCCATCATCCAGGCCATCGCATGGGCAAACGAGATCCCACCCGAGATCCTGACGCTCGGTTTCGGAAGCAACTACTCTGCGTCGCAAGCGGCAATCAACGAGTTCAAGATCTATATTTCCAAGGTGCGCGCGACCTTCGGCGAGCAGTTCTGCCAGCCGATCTACATCGAGTGGCTGCTGTCCGAAGTGCTGCAACAGAAGATCAAGGCGCCGCGTCTCATTGAGTCGTTTCGCGATGCCAAGCTTTACGATGTGTTCGCCGCGTGGACGTCATGTGACTGGGCAGGCGCCATCAAGGTAGCTGTCGACCTAAGCAAGCTCGTAGCGGGCTACAAGGCGCTTGTGGCGGATGGCTGGATCACCCGTGACCGCGCCGCTCGCGAGCTCACCGGTATGAAGTTCAGCAAGGTTGTGCAGACGTTGACAGCTGAAAACAAGCTGCTCGCTAAGGCGAATCAGCCGCTGCTCGCGCTAGACCCGAAGGTCGCAGTAGCAGAGGTAATGACCGGAAACGACAACATCGATTACGAGAGCGACAGCGACGAAGAAGACAGCAAGTCGGACGCTAGGCCGACCAAGCTGCCCGTCAAACGCGCCTCCTAAACCACTATCCTCACGAGGTGACCAGTGTGGCTTCTCAAGCAAGAGACAGCGGCAGAGGTGGCGCGCATGTATCGCGCGATGCCAACGCCATCGGCAGAACTCCGCTCGGCGTTCAAGGCCGAATGCAGCGATGTCATTTCGGCCGACTCGTCGGATGGTCGCGTCATGCAGACGGCAGGCGGCGTCGCTGAGATCGCGGTGGCAGGCGTATTGGTGAAGTCGCCCAGCTTCATGATGTGGCTGATGGGCATGCAGCAGACGGCTTATGGAGACATCATCAACGCCCTCGCCAAGGCCAGCGCAGACGCGTCTGTGAAGTCGGTGGTGCTGAAGACCGATAGCCCAGGCGGGTCAGTTGATGGGCTTTTTGAGACCATCGCGGCCATCCAGGCATTCGACAAGCCCATCAGCGCGATGTGCGTGAAGGCGTGCTCTGCGGCTTATGCGATTGCCGCATCCACCAAGTCTATCGTCGCTGCAAGCGTGGCGTCTTCATTCGGTAGCATCGGCGTAGCCGCTAGCATCGCGGTTGATGATGACGTTGTCGACCTGACCAGCACCGAGGCGCCAGAGAAGCGCCCTGACGTCACCACGCCAGAAGGGCAGGCCGTCGTGGTGCGCTATCTCGACGCGGTGCACGGTCTGTTTGCAGACGCAATCGCCACTGGCCGCAAGACGACGGTAGAGGCAGTCAACAAGGAGTATGGGCGCGGCTCCGAGCTGCTAGCAGCTGACGCCATGACGCGCGGAATGATCGACGGCATCGCTGGCCAGAAGCCGCGGCTCGTCAAGACCCAGAAAAGTGCATCCGCTGAAAGTGGCGGGAATCAAGGAGACCCAATGGACCTGAAGACTCTCAAGGCCCAGCATGCGGATGTTTTCGAAGCCGCAGCTGGTGAAGGCGCAAAGACCGAACGAGACCGCGTGACGGCCCATCTCACGATGGCATCTCACGGCGGCGAAGCTGGCCTCAAGCTGGCGCTAGCTGCGATCAAGTCAGGCGACCCGCTGACGATGACGCTGCAAGCCGAATACATGACCGTCGCGCTCAGCGAGCGGGACATCAAGAATCGCCAGGAGGAGTCTAACACGGTCTCCACGGCTACTGCTGGCACCGTCGCCGTCCAGGCGCAGGATGGCGGCAAGGATTTCGGCGATAGGGTCGCCGATGCGGTCGAGGCAAAGCTCGGCATCTCGAAGGTGGGTTGAACCATGGCTGCCCCTATCGTCACTAACTGCGACATCGGCCATATCGCGATTCGCGCGGAGATCTGCCGCGACGAGATCCTGAATGCCAGTGGCGCTAAGACCTACCTCGCGGGTACCATTCTCGCGAAGCCAGTCGTGACCGCAACGCCTACCGCGGCTGCCGGCACGAACACCGGCAACGGCACGTGCACCGTTCTGTCGGTGATTGCCGGACCGACGATCCCGCAGGTCGGTGGCTACGTGCTCAAGTGCGTCACGGCAGTGACGAACGGCGGCGTTTTCCAGCTGTCTAACCCAGCTGGTCAGATCCTGCACACCGGTCTCACGATGACCGTCGGCGCTGGCGCTGCCACTGTGTTCTCCGTGTCGGGTCTGCGGTTCACGCTGACCGATGGCAGCACCGACTTTGCGGTTGGTGACTTGTTCACGATCACCACGGTCGCGAACACCAAGCTCATCCCGTATGCGCCTGTCACAGGCGTAGGCGGCGAGCAAACGCCGTACGCGGTCCTGCAGTACCCCGTCGTTGCGGCTGGCGCGGGCAGCATCCCGGTGCGTCCGATCATCTTCGGCGAGGTCAACCGCACGCGGCTGATCCTCGATGCTGATGGCACCGGCGTAAACGTGACCGATGGCGTCGTGGCCGCGCTCCGAGCGGTCGACATCATCGCCACCGATGTGCAACAGCTCGCCCTGCTCGACGACTAACCCAACCACGTTTGTGAGGCTGGCCGACTTCCCTGAACCCCGCGCATGACGGGGGACGGGGGTGGACCGGTGCGTCCTCCACAGGAGAGATTTCAATGAGTGACGCATCTACCAAGCGACTGCTAGCCGCATACATTCAAGAGTCCGAAGCTCCGATGTTCTTCTCGCGGTTCTTCCAGACACCGCCGCAGAACTTCTACACCGCCGAAACGCTCGAGATGGACATCATGCGCGATGACGAGTTCGTCGCCATCGCTGTGCCGTCGATCGATTCGACTGGTCGTGAGAACGAGAACACGGTCTACAGCAATAAGGGCTACACGGCCCCGATTTTCAAGGAAGTCGGTACCGTCAACTCGTACGACCTCATTCGTCGTATCCCTGGCGTGAACCCGTTCCAGGACCCTGACTATGCGGCGAATGCGGCGCTCGAGTCGTTCCGCATCTTCCGTAAGCTCGAGAACAAGGTGCGCCGCGCGACCGAGCTGATGGCAGCGCAGGTATTGACCACCGCCGCAATCAACTGCGTCGACCCCAACAATAACAGCATCACGCAGATCACATTCCCCTCGAAGAGCACGCACTTCGTGACGGTGTCGAATCTGTGGAGCGGCGGCAGCGCCAACCCGCTGAGCGACCTTGCGTCCATGGCGGTCACCATCCGCACGGATGGCCGGCAGATGCCCGTGCGCGCGGTCTTCGGATTCACCGCATGGCAGCTGTTCATCAAGGATGCGACCGTGCAGACGCAGTTGAACCGCTTCGGCCTTCAGCTCGGCGCCCTGAGCCCGCAGCAGATGACCGGCGTGGACGACCGCGGCGCAACCTTCCAGGGCTACTTCAACATCGGCAACTACCGCCTTGAGGCGTGGACGTACGATGGTTGGTATCTCGACCCGGTAACGAAGACTCACATTCGCTACCTGCCCGACAACAAGGTCATCATCCTGTCCGATGGCGGACGCCTTGACATGACATACGGCCAGCTGCCCATCCTGCGCCGCCCAGAAAACGCAGCGCTGCAGTTCCTTCCGCCGCGCATCTCGTCGCCTGAGAAGGGCGTCGACATGACGGTGAACGCATGGTTCACGGAGAACGGCGAGCACCTCAAGGTCTCGTGCGGAACCCGTGCGCTGCCCATCCCAACCGCAATCGACACCTTCGGTTGCTTGACGGTGGCGTGATGGCTGACGTGGTCGATGCCGGTGCGCCAGCTGACGATGTGGCAAGTGAGCCGGTCGTACAGGTGCCTGCCATCTCCAATCGAGCACAACGCCGTCAGGCCGCTTCAGCGGACTCTGGCGACGCAGTGCCGGTGGCAGACATGCCGGCGCCCGGTGTCGAGCCGGAAGCCCAGCCTGTCATCGTGGAACAGGCGGCAGACGTACCGGCTCAGGTCGTCGATGCGGCGCCAGCGGCTGAGACTGTCTATCGGGTTGCTCCTGGCAAGTCGATGAACAGTCGCCGCGGCATGCTAAACGGCGGCGACGTCGTCACGGTAGCCGACTTCTCGGACCAGGAGCGCATGGATGAGCTGGTCGACGCGAAGGCGCTCGTTCGCTCATGAACCTACGCCTGCAAGCCGCCGCCGACCTCGTTTCGATTGTCGGCGGTGACTTCGGCTGGCCTATCACCATCACCACGCCTGACGGCCTCACGGCGTCGGTGGTGGGCTTTTCCACTGACATCAGCGAGTCTATCGACCCGCAGACTGGGATGCTGCTCAGCGAGCGCAAGGCGTCCGTAGCGCTGTCGTTCGCATCGCTCATCGCGGTAGGCATCACCGGCGTGCCAACGGGCGTGGCATCTGCTAGCAAGAAGCCGTGGGTAATCCGGTTCAACGACATCCTTGGCACGGCTCATACGTTCGCCGTCAAGGCTAGCTCGCCAGATATCGCGCTCGGCATCGTGACGTGTCAGCTCGAGATCTTCAGGGGCTGACATGGCAATCGATACCCTGATTGACAAGGTCGACAACAGCGAGCTGATCCGCGATCAAATCGCCGCAATCCTGGTCACCGAGTCGGCCAGTCAGCAAGCGCTAGCTGTGTTGGCTAGCAAGGACCCGACGCTGTGGGCGCTCCGTGTATTCGTCGAGCGATCGAACCCTTGGGATGAATGGGTTGAGCTTCCTGAATCGCAGACGTCGCCTGTGGCGAATACTCCTATCGTTTCGATCCGGTTCGATAACTCGAACTTCGATGGCAGCGCAAGCGACGTTGTGCAGCGGCAGAAGACTGTCGCGGTGTACACGATCGATGTGTACGGATACGGCGTGTCTGCTGACGATGGCCACGGCGGCCACGTACCCGGCGACATGGCTGGTGCGTTCGAGTGTCAGCGCGCCATGAGATTGGTGCGCAACATCCTGATGAGCGGCGCCTATGCGTACCTTGGGCTGCGCGGCGTCGTCTGGAAGCGTTGGCC